GTATTGGGTAAGGACGCTGAAACTCCTAAAGAGAATAAGGCTGCTCTGCCTGCTGAGTTGGATGATGATCTTGGGGATCTACCCATCTGATCTAGATAGTTAGTAGGGTCTGCCGGGAACCCTTCCAGAATCCCGGCCAGAACATAAGGAGAATAAGATGGACTTGCTATTCGATGGTGACATCATCGTAAGAAAATGTGCCTACGTAGCAGAAGGTAAGAGCCAGAAGGAAGCCCTGCAAATTGTAGACGATTACATGACAAGTAAGATTGACTACTTCATGACTTTCTTGTCTCGTGCTAAGTACCTTAATACTCGTGTGTTCGTTAAGGGAGACACATCCTTCCGTAAGGAACTTTGTCCTGAGTACCATTCTAACAGGAAGGAAAAGAAAGACCCGGAACATATGCAAGCTATCCGGGAGCATCTGATTAACAGTATGTGGAAAGCTACCTCTGCTAAGAACGGTTACGAAGTAGATGACGTGCTTGGATTCCTCCAGACTAAGGCCCCTGAACAGTCCACTGTTATCGCTACTATCGATAAAGACTTGGACATGATTCCTGGTTATAAGTATGACCTCGATAAGCAGGCGTTGACATATATCCTGCCTTACGACGCTATCAGGTGCTTCTTCAAGCAACTCCTTATTGGAGACCCTGTGGATAACGTTAAGGGAGTAGATGGCATCGGTGTTGTAGGGGCTAACAAACTGTTGAAGGGTCTGCTGACTGAGGAACAGATGTTCCAGATCGTACAGGAACAGTACCAGGATGATGAAAGGATGCTTAAGAACAGTAAGCTTCTCTGGATCATGCGAGCAGACAAACAAAACCCTGTAATGGAACGATTGGAGACTAAATAATGGAAAGCTTTGAAAAGTGGATGGTTGGCCTGATAGGTTCCTTTATCCTGTTTGTCTGTTTTATGGTGTACGCAGGGGTGGAAAAGGATAAGATGGAACTGGAACTGAAGTATATGGCTGCTAGTGCTGGCGCTCCTCTTGCGGTGTGTGTTAAATAAGGAAAACATCATGGATCAGAAACTTAAAGACGACTTGATTGCATACCACAAGGAAGAGATTGATCTTGACGGTATTGAATGTGTGTACAACGGAGATTGGGTAGCAGAGCATAAGCACGAGTACAAAGAGACTGTGTACAAATACCAGGATAAGTACTACTCGGTAGACGACATTCGTAGCGGTAGCTACTTTACCGACTACGATTACGATGATCCAGAAGTTTATGAGGTTGTTCCGAAAGAGGTTATCAAGACTGTTTGGGTGGCTGTTTAATGAAGCAGCCTGCAAAGAACCCGAAGAAGTTAGCAAAGAAGAAAGCTGTTAGCAAAGCTAAATCACTGGAGGCTTACCGTAGTAAGTTGGAAAGCAAAGTTGCTAACATGTTGCCAAAAGGCTGCACATACGAGAAAGATAAGCTGTTGTATGTGATACCGGAGTCGAAACACAAGTACACTCCAGACTTCTGTATAGGAAAGAACAAGTTCATTGAAGTGAAAGGGTATCTGAAGCCGGTAGAACGTAAGAAGCACGTCCTGTTGAAAGAACAGCATCCTGAAGTGACAATCTATTTCTTCTTTGATAATGCTGACAAGAAGATTTATAAGGGAAGCAAGACAACATACGGGATGTGGGCACGGGAAAATGGCTTTGAATACTCTGACATGAAGCGTGGACTACCACCAGAATGGTTTGATTAGAGGGAGACTAGCTTGGCTACTCGTAGAAAGAAGACACCACAACCCATTGTTAAAAAGTTCATTATGGTCAGCCAGGCAGTCTACCTGAACCAGTATGTAGTACATGCCAACAGCATGGAAGAGGCAGAGGCTATCTGGAACACCATAAAGGATTCTGAGGAGGAAGGGGACATGATCTGCGTACAGCAGCTTATGGATGAACAAGTAATTGATTGTAAAGAGGCTAACTAAAATGGAAAGACTGATGGTTTTTGGGCCGGGACTGGCTATTCGCTCTGACAATATCGTTTGTCTGAACGTGGAAGATGAGATTATGTACGTGACCACGCGAGACGATATGTTCAAACTTCATTACGACAGCAATGAACAGGCGTTGGAGGTGTTCTCCGAAATCATGGAAAGTTACAAATGAAAGTCACACTTGGGAAGGTCTATGGTGACGGTAGCCAGGATGTCACGTTTGATTGTATGTCAAAACCGATGAAAGAGACACTGCTTCGTCTGGGTATGATTAAAGCAATGGAGGACGCTGTGAAGGCTAATGCTGAATGGTTGACAACCTTGATGAAAGACGCACAGACAGAACCGATCTTTACTGATCCTCGCGGTAAGCCAATGTGTAAGGGTTGTCGTCCTGATACTTGTATTGGATGTGGAGAAAAAGATGAATAAGGTACTTGCTCGTTTTTATTGGGACTGTGGTCGGAATGGTGATGTTGAAGGTTTGTTCATCACCACAAAAGCCGACCTTAAGAAGTTGTATGGTAAGAATGTCTACTTCGGGGAGATTCTTGGTAAGCACTCTGAAGTTCACGGCGAAGTCAATGAGTGCGACATTGATATTCTGACAGAAGACCAAGACTTTCTTGTAAAGCTAGAAGCCATACTCGGTACTACTTTGTCTGGTTACAACCCGTTTGATTACTTTGAGCCGGATGAAGATGACGAAGAGGATGAGGATGAAGACCCTCTCTGTCCTGTGTGTAACGGTACAGGGGAAGGGCAGTATGATGGCTCCCGTTGTTATAGCTGTAAGGGGAGTGGGGTAGAACGTCGAGAGGGGGACTGATGAAGATAGCCGTTATTGGTGACACTCAGGTCAAGCCAGGAATCAATATGGACTACCTGACATACATTGGGCGCTATCTGGAAGAGAAGCGTCCTGACGTTATCGTTAATCTTGGTGACTTCTGGGACATGCAATCACTGTCCAGCTATGACAAAGGTAAGAAAGCAGCAGAGAATCGTCGTTACAAGGCAGACATTGAAGCAGGCAATCTCGGTATGGAGTTGCTGTTAGGCCCGATTAACGAGTATAATGCTAACGCTGTTAAGAATCATAAGCCTCGCTATAAGCCTCGTAAAATCTTCTGTCGCGGCAATCATGAGGCACGCTGCGCCAGAGCAGCTAATGATGATGCGTGGTTGGAAGGTCAGATAGGCTACCAAGACATGAACTTGGATGGGTGGGAAGTTTATGACTTTCTTGAGGTTGTTACAGTCGAGGGGGTAGCCTTCTCGCATTATTTTACGAGCGGCTTAATGGGCCGTCCTGTAACCTCTGCGGCTGCTCTGCTGGCTAAAAAGCATATGAGTTGTGTAGCAGGACACCAGCAAGGTAAGCAGGTAGCCCACGCAGTACGAGCAGACGGACAGCAGATGACCGCTGTTATCCTGGGTAGCTCCTATGACCACAATGAGGATTATCTAGGCCCACAAGGTAACAAACACTTTAGAGGGATTATGATGATGCACGAAGTTGAAGATGGGGCTTTTGACGAGTCCTTTATTTCACTGAATTTCCTGAGGAAGAAATATGGGTAACAACAACATGGTGTACGGTCACGTTCAATACTATCCACCAGATGAGGAGATTGCTAACATGGTTGACGCTAAACAGCAGTATCGTGATAAATGCACTGCCCTTCATAACGCTGTTGTCGATATGGTTAATAAGCCTCCTCATTACACTAGCGGTACTATCGAGTGTATTGACTACATCAAGGATGTGCTGACCAAGGAAGAGTATATAGGCTATCTGCGTGGCTGTATGATTAAGTACCAACATCGGCTTCGCCATAAGGGAGACAGTGTGGAGAATGCCGGTAAGATGGAATGGTATAACAAGAAACTTAAGGAAGCCCTCAATGAAACTAATTAAGGACTGGAAACAATGCTTGAAATTCTTCTCGGTGCAGTTGTCGTTGGTTGGCACGGCTATGTCCACTACATACGCTACTCTGTACGACAAGATGAAGGATACTATTCCTGCTACCACAATGATGTATATCACGGGAGCAGTCTTCGTTATGAGTATCGTGGGTCGGGTTATCAGCCAGGGGATGGAAAGTGAAAGTTGATACAGTCATATACTTCTCTGGCGAAACAGTAGAGTTTGCAGGGGATCCTACTACCTACTACCGCTATGGTTGGGATTGCTGGTATATACGAATGGGAGAGTCCGAGGAACCTCTGTATGACAGCAACTATCATGAACAAGCCTACCAAGAGTGGAGAAAGGAACATAGGTGTATTGATGAATAAATGCCCTTTGTGTGGCGGAACACATACTCTTAGTCGTTGTCCACTATGGAGGCCCCGATGATCCCACCAGCTATTGTCAGTACCCTTGGCATGACATCTCTTGTAGCTGCTGTTTCCTTTGGTATCGGTATTAACATGGGTGCTAAGTATGAACGAGCAACCTGGGAACACCGGATGACTGAGATTCAGGCAGAACAACAGCAGATGATCCTGAAGCACCAGGAAGAGATCGAAGCAGAGCGTCTGAAGCAACGACAGAACGAGTACAAGGTTGAAAAGGAGAAGGAAAGTGCGATTAAACAGCTTAAGCATGATTATGAGCGTCGTGCTGGTAGCAGGTTGTACGTCAGTGCCGATTGTCCAAAAGCTACCGGACAAGCCACTACCTCAAGTACCAGCGTCGTTGATGCCGGAACTACCACCACCATCCTCGTTCCTCAACAAGTTACAGACGATCTTTATCGTGAAGCCGAAAGAGGAGACACGTTAGTTGAGCAGTTCCGGGCCTTGCAGCACTACTTGATCTATCTAGGACTTTATAAGGAATGATATGGGGCCGTGTGCTAAACAAACAGTGCGATGTACCTTAGTCCTTGTGGATGGTAGCCGTGTTGTTGGGGAGAACTGGTGCGCTAATCCTCAACCAATGTGTCCTAGACTTCCAGGTGAGGGTTATGAAAAGTGTACTACCGTATGTCAGCAACAAGGACATGCCGAGCAAGTAGCTGTTCAACTTGCTGGAGACAGGATAAAAGGAGCTAAGGCGTTTCTGGAGGGACACACCTATGCTTGTCAGAAATGCCAAGAAGCTCTGTTTGGTAGTGGTGTTAAATCTCTTAGTATCGGGAGTCCAGATGAAGCCAAAAGCAGTAATTAGCCTGTTTGATAAGACAGGTAATGCTGTTAAGCCTTGGGCAGAGAAAGGCTACATCTGCTTCTGTTTCGACATTCAGCATAAAGGAGAGAGGCAGGAAGGTAATATCTGGTATGTTGGTCTTGATATTCTTTCTCCTGAGTGTGGGATGTATATTATCGGTCTTAAGGAACGATACGATGTGGTCTTCACATTCGCTTTTCCTCCCTGTACTGATCTAGCAGTTAGCGGTGCTAGGTGGTTTGCAGCAAAGGAACGGAAGAGTCCTGGAACAAGGAAACGAGCAATGGAGTTGGTGTACCGAGCACAAAAGATCGCAGAGTTTCTTGGTGCTCCTTTTGCTCTTGAGAATCCTGTGTCTGTTATCTCTACTGAGTGGCGTAAGCCTGATTATACGTTCCATCCTTGGGAGTATGCTGCTCTGTGTAAGGATGATAACTACACTAAGAAGACTTGCCTTTGGACAGGTAACGGCTTTATAATGCCAGAGAAACAGCCACTGAATAACGGAGTTAAGCCGGATGACAGAATCCATAAGGCTGCTCCAGGTCCTGAAAGGGCTAACTTTAGGTCGGCCACACCACAAGGCTTCGCTAAGGCTGTTTTTCTTGCTAATCACAAAGGAAACTAGATGGATTTGAATGACTATCAGGACAAAGCAATGTCCTACCGGCTGGAGGTTTAGATGCCAGTTAAGGAAGACACTAAACCCCGATTAGAGCGCAAGTATCGTGTAACTCCAGGTTGTTGGGTTTGGGAAGCAGGGAGTGACGCTTGCGGATATGGGAACATCAGACACAACGGAGTAGTACAGAAGGCTCACCGAGTCTCTTATGAACTTTATGTCGGGCCTATACCAGAGGGGATGCTTGTTTGTCATAAGTGTGACAACCCTAAGTGTGTCAATCCAGACCACCTGTTCCTTGGTACGAAAGCAGACAACAACCGGGATCGGGACGAGAAAGGTAGAGGTGTTACCTTTAAGGGAGAAGATCACAACCAAGCTGTTTTGAAAGAGCAGCAGGTAATGGAGATACGCAAGGATACTCGATCCTCTAGTAAGGTAGCAAAAGACTATGGAGTAAGTTTAACGACAATTTGGGACATCCGTTCCGGAAAGACATGGAAACACCTATGAATATGAACGAGTATCAAGATAAGGCCCTGAGTTTTAGGCTAGAAAGTGCCACCACAATGTACGCTCTGCTTAACCTCTCTGGTGAGGTAGGAGAATTACACAGCCATTTGGCTAAACGTATTCGAGATGGGGGTGGGGAGTTTATTGGAGACCTTATTGCTAAGGAGATGGGAGACATCCTGTGGTGCCTTGCAGCTCTCGCAAATGACTATGGCTGGACTCTCTCTGATATTGCAGAGATGAATATTGAGAAGCTGGAAAGCCGCAAACAACGTAACGTATTGACTGGATCTGGAGATAATCGCTGATGCAACAAACAACAACACCATTCTCCACTGTAGGTTATCTTACCTTCAAGCGTACATATGCTCGTCGCTTGGATGAGTCTGATCCGAACAGTGCTACTGAGGAGTTTGAAGACACTGTAAATCGCGTTGTGGCCGCGACGAACAAGCAGTTAGGGGTAGGATTCACCCAAGACGAGAAATACCGTCTAAAGGGCTATCTGTTGGGTCTGAAGGGTACTGTCGCTGGCCGGTTCCTGTGGCAGCTTGGTACAGGGACTGTGGATCGTCTTGGATTGGCTTCCCTTCAGAACTGTGCCTTCACTGTAGTTGACAGCCCTGTACGGCCATTCACATGGGCTATGGACTTGTTGATGTTGGGTTCAGGTGTCGGGTACAACATCCAGAAGGTGAATGTAGACAAGCTACCGTCCGTAAATGTCAACTTCAAAGCTCCGATTCGCCAGGACGATGCTTCTGCACAATACATCATCTCTGACTCTCGTGAGGGTTGGGTAGCTCTGTTGGGTAAGACACTGAAAGCAGCATTTGTCAGTACCAAGGAGAATCCACAGTTCACGTACAGCACACAGCTTATTCGTGGAAAAGGTGCTCCAATCCGGGGCTTTGGGGGTACTGCTTCAGGGCCTGAGGACTTGTGTTGGGGTATCCAGAAGATCAGTGAAGTCTTAGTCAAGCGAGCAGGTAAGAAGATTCGTCCGATTGATGCTCTTGACATTATGAACATCATTGGCGCTGTCGTTGTGGCAGGTAATGTACGTCGCTCTGCCCAAATTGCTATTGGTGATCCAGATGACGTTGAGTATCTACTTGCTAAACGTTGGGACTTGGGAAATGTCCCGTCTTGGCGTGCTATGTCTAACAATTCTGTTGTTTGCAATGATATTCGTGATCTGCATGAGTTTTTCTGGGACGGATACGAAGGAAAAGGAGAACCATACGGACTGATTAACCTGAAGCTGTCCCGTAAGGTAGGACGACTAGGGGAAACAGAGTATCCTGATCCTGATGTCCAAGGCTACAACCCATGTGCAGAGCAGAGTTTGGCCAACTTCGAGACTTGCTGCTTGGCTGAGGTGTACTTGCCGAATATCGAGTCATACAATGAGTTGGTGGATGTCTGTAAGATGCTGTACCGTATTAACAAGCACAGCCTGTCCCTCCCGTGTCATTTGGATGAGACAGAGAGTATCGTTCATAAGAACATGCGTATGGGTATCGGTATGACTGGTGTGCTCCAAGCTACAGAGGAGCAGCGTAGCTGGCTTAAAGAGGCTTACAATGATCTTCGGGCCTACGATGTCCTGTACAGTCGGGAGCATGGGTTCCCTGAGTCCATTAAGCTGACGACAGTTAAGCCTTCTGGTACACTGTCCCTGCTTCCTGGTGTTACTCCGGGTATCCACCCTGCGTATGCTCAGTACATGATCCGTCGTATCCGTATCATGGCAGATCATCCATTGGTGCATGTATGTAGGGAGCACGGTTATCCTGTTGAGTATCAGGAGAACTTTGACGGTACTAAGGATCACAGTACGGTAGTGGTTAGCTTCCCGTTCTCGTATCCTGAAGGTACGGTACTGGCAGAGGAAATGACCGCAGTTAAGCAGCTTGAGATGGTGAAGTACATGCAGGAAGTGTGGTCGGACAACTCTGTTTCCTGTACCGTGTACTACCGCAAGGAGGAACTACCAGAGATTAAGGAGTATCTTGCTAAGAACTACAAGAAAGCCCATAAGTCTCTGTCCTTCCTGTTGCATCAGGATCATGGCTTTAAGCAGGCTCCATATGAAGCCATCAGCAAAGAGCAGTATGAAGAGATGGTCAGCAAGACACGGCTGATTACCTCGATTACTTCTGCTGAGTTTGATGGTGGAGATGATTGTGCTACAGGTGCGTGTCCTGTGAAGTAAAAATAAAGCCCCCTTTCCTTAACTGGATTGGGGGCTTTTTCTTTATAGATTATCGTTTAACTGACTTAAGTGAATATCTATGAACTTCCGTAAATCTCCAGTCCGGCGAAGCCACCCTTTCTGGAACACCTTCATAGCTGGCTTACGCTTAATCAGGTCAAGGTAGAACGTATTCCTCAACTCCAAGTACAGCTTCCAGTCTCCGTTACACCCCTCCAAGAACTTAGTAGCTCTACCAATACCAGCATTAACTGCTGCGTCCATATGACAAGCTGCTAGTGGGAATTCCAGCTTCTCACATCCTGCCTTATCCCAATAGTCCCTCTTGTAGATTTCTACTGCCTGCTGTTTCTTGAGGTTCTTGATGTCGAGGTTAGGGTATGCTCTTTTGGAGATACCCATGTTTGTCTCACCACCAGGGTCGTCTTTGTGGTTGACATAGCCACCTTCGTGAGACAACACAAACTCGATAACCTTTGTAAAGTTACTCATCATTAGTCCGTAGCAGCGACAGTGGGAACACCGATCATAAGGGCCTTAGCAATAGCTTCCCTGTTTTCAGGCTTAACACGAGTGATAATAGCTTCCACCACAGCGTTACGCTTGTCAGCAGGTACAGACTCCATTACTGCTGCCAGCTTCTTCGGCTCCAGCATCAGCTTACCCATCATTGCATCTACCTCATCAATAGTGCCGTGACGGAGTTTCTTCAAAGCCCAATTAGTGACAGTAGCAGCGTGTTGCAGCATAGGAGGCAAAGCTGAGCCTTCAGAGATAACCTTACCGTCCTGTCCTAAATTGGTCTTACGAGCAAGAACATTAAACTCGTTCTGCCTCTTCAGATCGGCCAGGACACCGTCTACAGTAGCCTTCTGATCCTTTGTCAGCACCTGCCCCAGATCATCAAACCTGGTCTGTCCAGAGGACTTCTTAATGGTGTTCGGAGCATCCCTCATAGCCTGTGCGAATACACCAGCACGTTCACCTGTCTCCAGAGGATTGATTAGCTTATCCTTGAGGTATTGACCTACCTGCATCTGATTGATAGGTACAGAGGCTTCTGCAAAGTTGGCACGAGCCTTGTCATACAGCGGATTCTTACTGCCCATCCAGCCAACTAGTTCCTTCTGTAGTGTCTGTACTTCCTTACGCTCTGTGTTGGACAGGGCTGTATCTCCGTTCTTGGTCAATTGCTTGTCCAAAGACAGTTTGACGAAGTGCAGGAACTGCGTAAGGTCTGTCTTGGCATCCACACCACGAGACTCAGCCAGTTTGATAGCATCAGGCAGAGCATCCTTGAAGTACGGATTGGCAGAGAGTTGAGCAAGCTTTGGATCAACCTTCACAGCCTGGGAGTAGGCAGCACCATAATCCCGCATGGATTGGGCTGTACGCTTACCAATAGCCTCTTCAAGTTCTCCCTTGGTCTTTGCTACTGTACCAATAGCCACCTCACGAGCAGCCTCCTGCTCTGCACGACGACCAGCAAACAAAGCACTTGTGGGAGCAGAATCCTTGCTTACCTTGGTAGCAGAACTTTCCAGTGCCTTCTGCTTAGCCGCAAAAGCCGTAGCAGACGGAATACCAGATACAGCCTCACCAGCAGTGGGCCTACTCCCCGGAACCAGTTCTCCTGCATCCTTAAGGGCTTGAATGACCTTCTCTTTGTCGGGGCCAACAAGACTGTTCAGGTACTCGCCAATCAGCTTCTGCTTACCTGCTTCTGTACGAGCAATAAACAGTCCCTTGACGAAGTTAGAGGCTCCTTTGACAGCTTCCACACCACCTGGAATCAAAGCACCAATCAGAGCACCCGTGGCTACTTGGGTAGCCTTACCATCCTTGAAGTCACCTTCCTTAACAGTCTGACCAGAGGCGTAAGCACCACCAGAAGCACCTCCTTGGAGCATCTTACCGAACAGTCCTTTAGCAGCCTCTACACCCTTCCCCATTTGCATATTGATAGGACTGAGGATGTTACCGGCAACACCCATCCAGTCAGTCCCTTCCTGGCCAACTGCTTCCATGCCCCTCTTCTTCATCTGCTCCAGTTGGGCGATGTTGTCATTGATTAGTTGCTCCCCTCCCTGCCCTTTGACGAGCATCTGAGCAGCAGCAATCAGTGGATGTTGGATCATCGGAGCCTTGCTGTTAGCTAGTCCCTGTACAGCCCCCATTACAGGCTCTCCAGCCCCTATAGCGAAGCGCATAAGGGGGTCACCAGCAACCTTCTCAGCAGTCGTTACAGGAGCCTTCTGAGGGGCTTCCTGAGGCGTTGTAGCTACGCTATCATCCACAACCCATTCATCACCTACTAAGTAGGCTTTCTGGCCTTTGGCGTTAGTAGCAGTCTTGAGTAGGGGTTTCCACTCCTCCCCTACCAAGACCATCTTTTCACCAGTTTTAGGATTAGTTGCTGTTTTCATCAGTTATCCAATACAAATCCATCCGGGGGGGCCTTCGAACCCGTGGCTTGTCCTGTAGCAGAAGCTTTCTCCATTACCTTCTTCCAGTTCTCGTAGTGCTTCTTGACTGCTTTCAGCTTCTTCTCAACCTCAGACTTACTCTGGTTTGCATCCAGGTTAGCTACAGAGGCTTGTAGCATGTTCAATTCCTGCACTGCCACCTGACCAAGAGCACCACCAGTCGGAGAGGATTCCCTCATACGTTGCAGGGCATCAAAACCTACGTTAGCCTTGACGGTATCCACAGTCTTACGCAGGTCATAAGAGTTAGTACCTGGAACCATGCCGATAGCTGCACCAGTTAGACCAGTCTCCCACCACCCTGTTTTAGCCAAAGCATCGTCAATAGTGGCGATGACTGTTTCTGCTTGACCTACATTGTGAGCTGCCCGAGTCTTATCCTTCTCAGCAGCAGCGGTAGCCTTGAGGTCAGCAGGGCCCCCGGGGATAGCCTCAAGATCACCATTAGGCTTGAACCTGTAGCCAGCAGGAGGCTTAGAAGCATCCGCAGTGCGAGAAGAGGCCAGATCACGACGAAGTTCTGCGTTCATGGCTTGCATCTGAGCTTGGAAGGCAAGACGCTCACGCTGCATCTCCTTCTGGTCTGCTCCTCGAAGCTTCAATTCCTCCATCCGGTCGAGATGCTTCTGTTTCAGTTCTTCCTTTTTAGCTTCCAGACGCTCCTGACGATCTAGAGACTTAGTGTGTACGTCCATCACCTTGTCGGCTGAGCCATATTGAGAGGCGATCTTCATCAAATCCTGCTGGTAGGTAGGACTTGCGGGATCAAGAGAGGACATAGCTTGACGGAACTGGGACTCACGCAACAGATCACCTTGAGCCTTGCCGTTCTTCGCTTCCAGTTCAGCCATCTGCAAGGCTTTCTGGCCTGCCTGCATGGCTTTATCTTCCATGCCTGCATCTGCCAGTAGTTGGGCGTATCCCTTCAGACCAGCAGAGGTTTGAGGATCAAGTCCCATCTCACGAGCCTTCTTCTTCACTGCCAGGATTTTAGAGTTCTCAGCAATCTGAGGGTCTTCAATACCCAACAGGGAGCCTACTTGCCTGCCAAGGTTCTGTGTCATCGAGTAGACAGGAGCAGCCGCAGCCTGTTCAGGAGATAGCTGTGCCATCTGCATACCGAATACGTTATCCTGTTGTTGGCGCTGTTGTCCTAGCAAGGCAGGGTCAAGGCCAAACAGGTTTGCTACAATACTATCGTGTGCCATATTCAATCCTTACCGAGAGATCAGATCAAAGTCCATATCACCGAAACCTACCCATTCCCCGCCACCACCGCCACCGAGGTCCAGGTTACTGAGATCAAACTCACCCCAAGTACTACCCTCGGGCAGGAACTGATCCATTTCGATACCCATCTCTCCCATCACATCTGCCAGAGACTCCTCAGGAATACCAGACGCCAAGAGTTTTTTAGCCAAGTCCCCCACAAACCCTGGCAGATTGCTAAGAGCACCTCCAGCACCAGCTAACAGACCTCCCGCACCACCTTTACCGGAGATAGCTTGCAGGATGGCGTTATCACGGGAGTTCTTGAAGCCAGCATCAGCGAAAGCACCGCTGGAGCGCAGACGCTCTGCTTCCAGACCCATATTACCAAACAGACGAGCGTTAGCTTGTTCTGCATTGGAGCGAGCATTACCAGCAGAGATTGCAGTAGCCATGTTCTGCTGAAGCATCTCTTCCGGCTTCATAGCCATACCGAACAGACTATTAGCACGGCTAGTACGGCTATTGTTCATATCCTCAATGAACTTGTTACCTGCCATACCCATGTTCAGCAGACCATTACCCATGTTGAGGTAGTCTTTCTGTGCTTCCCTACCTGCCTGTCCTGCTGCCATACCGGCATTGAGTTGGCTGTTCCCCATGTCCAGATAGGTCTTTTGCAGGTTTGCACCAGCTTGTCCCATACCTGCGCCAGCACTCATACGAGCAAGGGCCATATCTTGCAGAGCACGTTGTTGAGCAGTGCCTGCTTGACCAGCTTGAATGCCCATGTTCATCTTGCTGTTTGCAAGGTTCTGGTTGTTCACATCCCATGCCTGACCAGCAGCACCGGACTGAATACCAAACTGGTTCATCTTGCCTGCCTGATCCAGCAGCATGTTCTGACGATCAAAGGCAAGGGAACGAGAATCCTTGGTAGCCTGGAGGTCTTGACGACGCTGTGCTTCCTTCAGTGCCAGCAGTTCAGGAGCAGCACCATAAGAGCCATAGTTCAGACCAAGCCTGCCTTGATTGCGCAGACGAGTCTCCATCGACAGATTCTCAGACTCCCTGCCGGGGGCCATAATCTGTTGCATCAAGTTGTACTCGGACTTAGCTACAGCTTCAGGATTGAAGTTAGCAGCCTGCCCAAACAGCTTACCTGCACCAGACAGCCCCAATTGCTCATTCTGAGCGTAGAGGGGGTTAGCACGTTGCTTAGCCTGTTCTAGGCCAGCTTGCATCATCTGCTGCTCTGCTTGTGCATATAGCGGATTGGCCTTCTGATCCAACATCTCCCCACCAGAGGAGAGCATCTTCTGTTCTAGCTGTGCGTACAGAGGGTTGGAGCGGAATTTAGCCAGATCAAGGCCCGAACTCATCAACTGCTGTTCTGCTTGACCATACAGAGGATTAGCTTGCTTGTTCAAGAACCCAGAGGCTTGTCCAAGGGCCTGGTTAGCAATGTCTGTAACTTGCTGGTTGCTATAGGGATCAAGAGAGCTGTTGGCGCTCTCCAGAGCCTTATTAACCATCGCCTGATACTGCGGAGACAGTTGAGCAGACATATTACCGTTGGCGTCGGTAGTAACACCACCCATACCAGTGGAGATATTGTAAGGAGTGAACTTGCCTTGGTCTTTCAACTGATTGGCAAGGTTCATCACGTTGTTAGCAGAGGTGTTGTACGCATCCGACACACGCTGCCCACTGTTATTCAATACACCAGCAGCAAGCAGTGCTTCTAGCACATTGCCACCGAAAATATCCTCGGTCATATCTGACCCTCCACGTTTTCCTGTTGACTGACTACCACCACCAATTAGACTTCCAACACCTGCTCGTAGCCCCATGCTAGCTGCCTGCTTTGCTGCCCAATCTCCAAAGGCACTACCTGTACTTAATCCTGTCCCGAAGATGCCGCCAGAAGCGCCTGTAGGCAGGCCAGAACCACCAGCAAGGTCATACCCCGATGTCCAGCCTGCGGCTTCTCCTGCACCTACAGCACCGGGAGCAAAGGCACCATTAGGAGAGAAGGGACCTATATTAAAAGCCCCGGCTGCCATTGATCCAACTATGGCAGGAGTGACTGCCTCTACGATATTACCTACCTTAGCCATCCAACCTGTACGCTGTTCCCTGGTTAGCTGTTCTGGCGTGTAACCACCATTACCGTCTGGATTCCATTTGTAGTACTTGTCTCCAAAACGAGTATTCTCGTTCATGATGGAGATGGAGCCTCCTTGTGTGCCATAACCGTAGTTACCACCCCCCAGATTGTAGACAGAGTTAAGCTGGTTCCAGCGCGGTTCTCCTTCCTGCTCCGGAGCGTAACTGGTGTGCAGGTCATTCCACTGTTTAATTAGTGCCTGTGGATCATAGCCGTAGTTGGTAGCCATTATCGATCCTTACGCTCTAGGGTGGATACACGAGCATCAAGTTGAGCTACCGCTGCTGTGAGGTGTCGTACAGCCTCGATATTGGCGATCTGGCGTTCGTACATCAGATCAACCTTCTCCTGGTTCTTCAGCAGGGTTGTAAGTTGGTTATAGTTAATACCGAAGCCAAAAGCACCTACAACAACAGCACAGATAATGCTCCAGACAGGTAGCACAACAGGCACTACCAATGATTCAGCTACTTTTGGCATGATTCCTCTCTTCCGGTGGGGAATGTCTTCTATTGATTTCTGATTCATAGCTCAGTTCACAGTGCCTCTTTGTGCCTTTACGATCCCAAAATAGAACCTTGTCTATGATTTTTCTTAACTGCTTGTAAGGGTTCCTGTCACTACAACGAAAGCAACGGGCAGATATTGTTTCGTCCGCCCATCCTTTTAAGAAAGCATTAGCTAACTGATCCAATGCAATCAATATCTGTTTAAGCCAGAATCTCATTTGCTCTACCTACAGAGAGCAGACCAACAGCTTCCAGTCCCTGCACACCAGCAATCGTTTCAGGATCATCCCGGCTCACCTCTTGGGCAGTAGCCAGATCATCTAGCCATACCTGTACCAGAGTCATAGTCTTGGCTGCTTCGTAGATAGCTACCTTTTCAGCCTGGGTGAACCTCTTGCGGAACTGGAGAACTGTGAGGGGGTCTTTGGAGACTCCGGGAACCTCTTGAGGACTCTTCAGGCTACGGATAACCGTACCCCTAGGAGTGGTGAATACTTCGTATTCTTGTCCATCAATGATTTCGATCATGTCAGCCTCGCCATATACTTAAGAGTTACGCCATTCGTTTCCGTGATATCAGACTTAATAAAAATCTGAAGAGAGTTAGAGAATGCAATATTGGTCAGTCCTACAAGTCGCTAGCTGAAACCCAATTGAAATACCCTGCGATAGTGACCCCAGCGTTTGCTGTGCCCATAGACGCTGTTACTTCAGATACTGTTACCCCGTCTACAACAATCTTTGCTGTTACACTCCTAGGTGTGGTAGAGGCGGCATATAGAACAGCCAACTCAAGTGAGCCCGAACCTGTGATGGCTAGTTGTGCCGTACCTGGGTAGGTATTAGCCGTAAGAGCACCACTTAGAACTGACACTCCAGGAGCACTAATGCCTCCAGTCCCTGTTGCTGGTGTTCCATTGTAGTAAGCTGTAGTGGGCCTTGTACCACCCAAAGAACTCAATGTTGCCATTATTTAACCCTCCATCCGTATCCGGTTCTGAACTCCAAAGTAACGTACCTGTTGGCTATATCCATAACGAGGGTAGAGTCCCCGATGATGTTATTACCATTCCCACTAATGATCGTATCTACAACACCAGAGGCAGTACCAACAAAGCAGAGAGCACCCTCAGTAGGACTAGCAGGCAGAGTGATTGTCACGCTAGCAGCAGTCACCAAACAATCCTCGCCAGCAGCAATAGCCTTACTTACTGCTGTGGTCGTGTAGGTGTAGATACTGGCTGTAGCAGCAAATGCCTTGTTGTTGACGAAATCAAGAGAGGCGGCTGCTGCACCAGAAGAACCAACAGAAGCAGTAGCTACGTTGACTGTAGCACCAGTAAAGTTGTGTGTACCGGAGTACGTTTCCCCCGCAATATCAGCCTTACCAGCATCAAGAGTGTTAGTAAGGTTCGTGAGATTGGTGTTAGTGGTTGTGAGTGATGCTTGTGTAGCATAGGTACTTGCTGCTGTACTGGTATCGAGCTTGGTAGCAACAGCAGTGGCAATGTTGGTGAACTCTGTGTCGAGTTCGGAGCCTTGTACCTTCTTTGAAGGGTTGCCAGTAAGGAGACTATCCTTAATGGTAAAGTTAGTGGTCTTTGTATAGTTTGACAAGATTGATCCCCTTAACGACCTCGACCGAGTTTAAAATAAATATCTAGCTGTTGTATTGACAAGGCATAGCCACTGATTTCAGACTCCACACCGATTTGGAAGACAACACCACTACCAGAGAGCATCTGTGTGGCACGATTCGCATACACGGCAGTACCGTACTCTCCGATACCGTATTCTCCCTCTGCGTACTCTGCTGCTTCACCAATACCCGAGAGGGACGCACTACCGAGAACCACAGTGCTGTAGTCTGTAGACCACTTGATGCGGGTAGTAGCATTAGCACCACCAACAACCACTAGGCCTAGTTTCTTCAGGAGCTTGAACCGGACAGGGTCATTAGCATTGATGTGGTTGGTGTAATACTTCATCAGGATATTGGCGGTATCGTCCAGATAGCCTGTGTACTGTCCAACATAACCAGGCTTACCCATGTAGACCAGCCCTTCCTTCGTGGTACAGAAGGCAGTGGGAGTCTGGCTAGTCCATGTGGTTACACGCAGAGCACCATCCTCAAGACGGAATCGAAGATCAAAGCAGAACACCGTATCATGCTGAGGGACTGCAATCAGGTAGAAACCTTCTCTTGCACTGTACACAGATTTGATCGTGGACTTGTCTGTAGTCCTGTTGACCAGACCCATCAAGGTATCCCGTACATTCTTGGACAGGTCATTGATCGGTGCGGACTTCTCTTGGATTAGACGACCAAGACTTACCAGACCACGTGTAGAGAGGAACAGCAGGTCTGAACCAATATCCTGTACCGTATCCCTGTTGACACAGCCGATGCCGTCTATAACGTCATACAGGCTCATAGAGGCCGGGTCGTCTGCACCCTGATAGATAATCACACAGTTAGCACAAAGGATCACCAGGAAGCCGTTAAACGCGGCTAAAGCGACAATCTGATCTGTACCATTGGTGAAAACACTGTGGAGGTTGAGAGAGCCAGAAGTGCCGGCAGTCCAGAGGTGTCCGGCAAGAGTATCAGACCAAGTTACCGTGACTTTATCTGTACTGGTGTCAGCCACCCAAAGTCTACCATAGGCAGATAAAACTTCATTAGCTGTTGGTACTGTGCCAGTATAACCTGCGTGAGCAGATAGCTTTGCAAGGGTAGTGCCATCATAATAGAGTGGATCGTGTCCCCGTTGAAAGAAGTATGCTTTGTTATTGAAGTTGACTACTTTCCAGTTATTCCCTGTCCATGCAGCGTCTGTGTAGGCAGAGGAGAGGGTGGTAGTCCCGGTAAAGATATTCTTGTTGCCGATGGATAGCTGTACTGTTGTACCGTCATTCTTAACGTACTCGTGGAGTGCTTCCACAGCATTGCTACCTAGCGTGGCATTTGCTGCATTTACCTTAGTCCAACCCTTACGGGCAGCTAGACGACCAGAGGAGTCAATCACACAGTTCTCAGCAGTAGAGGCAAAGCCATACTCCAGCGTGACAGCAGAATCCTGTGTGTTTAGCCCGTAGAAGCCAGGAGCAGCAATTGTGATTGGCGTGATGTTGGCAGAGGACATTAGCAACGACTCCACACAACAGAATCCGGCTCGTTAGATGCTGCCAGACTGATGTAGTCAGCCAGGGTAGCCCGGTAGATCCCAAACTGAGCATCAGACATACGTCCACCATCCTCGCCACGCTCAGAGATAGCCCTAGCCCACGCACCGTCAATGACTGGCTGACTCGGTACGCTCATGTTGTCAGTGTCGCTGGAAAGGTCTGTTTGGGGATTGAAGCAGTAGATGCGGAGTGTGTCCCCGTTAGCATCAGGGATTGGATGAACTTGAACCTGTACCTCACCATCGGAGTTGTAGCCAACCACAGCGTAATAGCAGGGATCAGATTGTTGGTTGTCACCGTAGATGTTCTGGCGAGTCATCCATGTCTTCGGAACAGGACGCAGCAAACCCTTCTGGGACACGTTGTACTGGTCTAGCTCAGGGAAGCGAGTACGATCAGACGTACCTGCCAATGCATAGGTGTGCGTTCCTGCTACCGTGGTAATGTCAACGTAGGTTGCGAGTTGACGCCAGTTCCAGGCATCCTCAACCTCCCGCTTGGTCTCATTGACGAAATCACCGATCAGTTTGGTGTAGGCTGTATCCTGTACGGAGTTGCATTCAGTCTCCCGTAGACGACGCAGTACAGCATTCACC